CAGCAAAGCACGAAGCTCTTATCTGGATTAAGACCGCTGGGTACGGGACTGAATTTAATGTCTATTCAGGGGGATCATCAGCAGTCGCTAGTTTTACAGGGTCAAGCGACTCTTCAAATCCTCAGCCGGGCAGTAACGATGTAGCTAAAGGATTGGCAACAGGGACAGGTGCGCCGACTAATAGTAGTGCAAGCGGTTTTGGGGCAGGTTGGTCTGCCAGCTATAAAGCCAGCGTCGTTCATGTTGAAAAAGATCCTCACGCTGCCTTTGAGATGACTGTAGAAGACTCCTTGGGAGACTCTGCTCATTCTCTTATTAAAAGCAACGCAGATGGAATCATGGTTGCTACCAACTTTGCAGAGCTTCCGGGCATTGCAATGAAAGACATGATTGTCAAAATCGAAGGCGACCCCGACAAAAACGTAGATGATTACTATGTAAAGTTTGTTCCAAATGATGGAACCACTGTTGGCCTTGCTAAGGGGCTGTGGGAAGAAACTGTTGCTCCTGATAAGGAGTATAAGTACAACTATAACACCCTTCCCCATCTTCTAATCAGACAAGCTGACGGCACGTTTTTAATTAAACGAGCTGACGGAGCAACGCCCTCAGCATCCTCAGACACAAACGCGGCTACGGCTGTGTGGGACTTTAAATCATGGCCCGCAGCGTGGAACAAATTTACTGCGGGTGAGGCATCAGTGCATCTAGGGTTTGTTCTTAAATCTACGGACGGCACTGAAAAAACCTATAGATTTGCAATTTATGATAAAAATCGTAACTCAGTGACTACTGGCAACTTAGACACAGATGGTGCGGTTCTAATCAGATGTGGCAATACTTCTCAATTTGTAGCTGAACAAGTGGCATATGCGGTGAATTCAGAGAACGGCCACCAAGGGAAAATCAATGCAACTTGGGCAGGAACAAAGGTAACTTTTACTCAAGTAGTTAGCGGGGCTGAAGGCAACACAATTATTGATTATTTGTCTAACTCGATGAAGGGAGTTTCTGGGTATGCCAACAATACTACTACTGTAGATAACTTGTTTAATCACCCGGCTGGTGAGACTGCTTGGAGTGTGTTTGGTGACACATATGACAACCTTAATAACTATGATAAAAAAGAACTAAGTTATTGGCAATCGACCGGCGGCGGTAATCCCCCTGTCGAAGTAGATTACGAAGTACCGTGGAAGAATAACTACTTTGGATTGCTTTTTGAAAGCAGTGACGACGACGTAGATCACCCCGGATACATTCCGGGTATATACGGCGGCAGCGGCAGCTTGCAGTTTGCCCGTGCGTATAATCCCGGTCTCCTCGACCCAGCTACCAGAGACTCCACTCAAGTTTCTCGGTACATGGTGTACAACAAAGACGCTTTGAATGGCGAAATCGTAAACAGTTTTGTAGAGTTTGGCCGAGGCCAGTGGAAGGGCGGCAGTGAGGGCGATTGGATACCAGACCTAGACATCCTTAAGGAGACGCCTAGCGGGTTTACTGGAGGGATTACGGGAGATGAAGATGATGGAGATGGCTCTCCTGATTACGTCCCCGCAGGGGCTGATTACAGTGGGTTTAAATGGAAAGATCGAGCAGCTGGGGACGACGAGACTAACCCCGTGCCTTCCTTTATATCTAAGAAGATCAACGACATTTCTTTCTTTAAGAACCGGCTTGTAGTTCTTGCTGGAGAGAACGCCGTTATGAGCGAAGTGGGGGGTTACTTCAACTTCTTCCGAAACACTGTGACTTCTCTTCTAGATACCGCAGTGATTGATGTTGGAGTTGGAGGAACGGAAGTAAACGAGCTGTTTCAGGCAACCCCCTTTAGCGACCGTTTAATCTTGTTCTCAACAAAAACACAATTTGCTCTTCAAGGCGAAACAATTCTGTCCCCAGCTACGGCTTCTATATCTCAAGTCACTAACTTTGACATAGACACCGGAGTCGATCCATTTACTGTAGGCCCTTCGCTTTTCTTTGCGTTCAATAGAGGCACATACAGCGGTCTCAGAGAGTTCTACAGAACAGGAGACTCTGAGATTCAGTTTGATGCTGTCGAAGCGTCTGCACAGGTTCCTCGGTATGTAAAAGGACCCATCAAAAAGATTACAGCTTCCTCCCATGAAGATGTTGTAGTCATGATGGGCAGCGAGACGGACACCATGTACGTCTATAAATACTTCAAATCATCTGAAGGAAGTCTACAATCAGCTTGGTGTAAGTTTGTATTTAATAATGCCCACCTTGTTGACATGAGATTTATCAAACAGGCGTTGTATATAGTTCTTGTCAGAAACGGGAAGACGTATCTAGAAAAAATGAATTTTCAGACGGGTCTTCTAGATGCTGGAAAAGACTTTGTTACTCATCTAGACAGGCGTACAGAAGTAACAACAGGAGAAACTCCGGGGTTTACTCTTACACTACCTTCGGACTACTTGATTGCCGAGGGCGACACAATGCAGGTTGTGGATAACGACGGGGAATTGATGACCGTTGATTCATATACCGCAGGCACAAATACAATTACGCTTAAAGAAGAAATGGACGCCTTTAAGAAGTATTACATTGGTATTCCATACACAATGCGATATGAAATCAGCAAGCCGGTTCTTAAACGTCCTAAGCAAGGAGGCGGCTGGGAAATCATCGCAGTAGGAAGACATCAAATCCGATATATGACAGTGGTTTATGACGACACCGCATGTTTTACGGTTCGGGTAACTCCTGAAATCGGGAGCAGCGATGGTACTCCTATTGAATATAGTTTTAGTGGGAGGTTCCTGTCTGCTGGGAAAATTCTAGGATCTCGTCCAAACGAAACAGGAGATTTTAGATTCCCAGTGTTTGCGGAATCTGACTCTGTTAAAATTGAGATCTTAAACGACACTCCACTGCCAAGCAGCCTACAAGCCATTACATTTGAAGCCAGCTACAGTTCAAGGTCCACTTCATCTAATCTATGATTTGTAATGTAATTGAATCTAAAGAAGATCACATTCCTCACGTTGCTGACAATATGAGGTTGGCGGATCTGGACGAGCTGGCCGCAGTAGGCACTAGAGATCCCCACAAAGCTCTGACAATGGGCTTTGAGATGTCTAAGCCAAGCTGCTACACGTTTGTAATGGATGACCTTCCTGTGAGCATGTTTGGCGTGGCCCCTCTTGAGGGACATCCTGCTTGGGGGTCGATATGGATGCTAGGGACTGATGACGTAACTGATAAATGCTCTTTCCACTTTCTAAGATGGAGCAAACGATTCTTACCAAACCTTTTGGAGCCTTATGACATGGTGTGCAACATCGTAGATGCCCGAAACACTGTCCACATTAAGTGGATTCAGTGGCTGGGCTTCAAGTTTCTAAGGCCAATTACGTTTGGCCCAGAGAACAGAACATTCTGGGAATTTGCGGAGGTGAACCATGTGTGGAGTTCCTGAAGCTGCACTAGTTACAAGTATTATCGGAACGGCTACTTCTGTTGGCACAAGCATAGCCGGTGCAAGTGCTGGTGCAGATGCTGCCGATGCTCAATACGATGCTCAAGTAGCCCGAGCGATGCAAGAACAGCAACAGCTAGTTCTACAACAGCAATACTATGATGCTTTGGGAATCCACAGGGCCTCTGTATACAGTCAAGATGTTGCTTACCGGGCGCAACTGGAGCAGTGGCAGAACGAGCAATTTGCTGCTTTGGTGGGTTCGGCACAGGCAGATGCTCAAGAACAGTTCGCTGCGGTCCACCAGCAAATGGATACCCGGTATATGCAAGCGATGGACACTATGGCTAACGCTGACCGAGAAGCTGAAAGCAACGCAGCGTTTGTCGCAGCAGCGGCAGCTGAAACAGGGACCGTAGGAAACTCAATTCGATTAGCACAACAGTCGCATCACATGAAGTCCGCACGGGTTGCTGAGATTGAATATGCCAACCTTAAGAGTGCAACACTCCAAGGCGAGCGTAGAATGAAGGGCATCCAAGCACAGCTACAGAACATGATCAATCAAGCCTATCCATCACCGTTGGCTCCTATTCAGCTTCCTGAACCAGTGCCTTATGTCCTGTCTCAAGTAGCAATGCCAAACGCCCCAAGCATGGCTCCTTATTATCTCCAAATGGGTTCAGCGATTGCTGGAGGACTTACGTCTCTCGGAGGAATCGGATTGAATGCTTATGAGGCTGGACTCTTCAATACAACACCTACAATCCCTACCGGGGGATACACTTCTCCAAATCTAAACACAAATCCGTACAGTGGAAACTCCGGATATTCAGGATCGACTGATGTTTGGTGATAAAGGGACTAACTAATGGCTAAAAGACCACAACGACCGCCAAACGAAGTAGCTGGGGGAACTCGCGCTTCTCGTCAGAATCCTTATGCTCCAGTCAGTACTACTGTTGTTCCGGGCAACCAAGGCAAACCGGCAATGGAAGCATATCCAGTTGCCCCTATTCCTCCTACGGGAGAAATGCAGATTCTTCAGACTCAGACCAATAACGCCATTAGAGCGGCTCAAGCGTCTGAGTTAGACGCCAACAGGATGGCAAGCGCGTTTTCTGGATTGTCACAAACTGCAATGGGGGTCGCCAACCTCGGCGTTCAGGCAATGGACACTTTTATGAAAGCGGATCGGGGAGTCCTTCCTTGGCAGGTTGAAGAACGCGAGAAGATGGTCGCAGACCTCGCGATTGCCAACATGTCTTGGGCGGAGATGGTGGAAAAGGGAATGATCCCTGAGACTATGTCTCCGAACCAAACCAGAGCCTATATGACATACGAGGCGGGCCGTAGAGACCGCGAGTTCACTACAAGAGTCAACAGCGAAATGGCGATGATGCTGTTGGATGAGTCGAACCACACTATGGACGGCTTCATGTCTTCCATGCACAAGATGTGGTCTGAATACATGAATGTGCCTGTTGGTGGAGATGAAATCTCTTTCCAACATGAGATGGGCAAAGTCTGGGCTAAAAGATCATTTGAATTTGGAAGTCGCCACAGCACTTGGATGCAGGGCAACTCTAAGAAGCAATTCACCGATGGAATTAGAGCTGGCCTTATTACGGACTTTATTCAAGCTGAAGGGGCTATGGAGCCTCTTCATAACGTGCCTACTGGGGAAGTTACAGTCTGGACAAACCCGTCTGACGGTCTTCAACAGTCAATCCCGCAAATGAGAAAAGAAACTCCTGAGGAGACTCAAGAGCGTGTTATCCAGCACGTTCTGGGTTCTGTAGGAGCGACCATTCAAGAACGATGGGGAGACCTTCACAGTTTTAAGACAATGCACGATGAAGTTGGAAAAGCTCTTATCGACATTGCAGTAAAGCACCCAAAATACACAGGGCTGGCTCTAAGCGTTCTGGACCGTCTTAAAGTTGGACCTGAAGGGTCTGAATTAAACATTGCAAACCGGGATGCTATTAAGGCTTATAGATCTGACAAACAACCACAAATAGACCGGAACACAAAAGACCAGAACGCTCTTACTGCCCTACAGTTGTTTGGTGCGCAAATAGATGTTATTGAAACGGGATTAGATCGCAGCATTAAAGGGTTTGCAATTAAGACTAAGAACGCTGGAGAGTTGTTTACCTACGCTAGCTTGTTTGATGATGTAGACGGCTCAGGTGTCCCTCAAATCCATCAGTTCGGTGTGGAACTTGCACAAGTTGTCAGCGAACAAACCGGAGTGCCTGTTGAGTTCGATCCAAGCAAAATGGATTCAGATGAAGTGATGGTGTTTAGGTCTTTAGACCCTCGCCATCCCGGTATTGTGGTTGAAGAAATAAAAGTAGAAGAGGTCTATAAAAGATTTCAACTCGAAGCTACTACAGACTACTATGACCATCTTATATCTACGGGAGTTCCAGAACCTGAAGCGTGGGCTAAAGCGGTTACTGAACATGGATATGAAGGCGATGTTCGAGCTAAGGACATTGTTTCGGCAACACGAAGACTAAGCATAAAGTCGATAGATGGGGATAGGCAGCAGGCAGCTGTGGCCCTCTCCAAAGGAGCCGCCCCCAAACCAGACAGTGAACTTCCTGTTGTTGTAAATTTTGAAAAAAACTACCAACATTGGCGTGCTTTAAGTCAAATCAACCCCTCTCTTAACGCGAAACTTTGGGAAGTAACAGGGGGAACTCTCAGCGTTAATACCATCATGAGTGCTTATGATGTCCTGAGAAACGGAACACGTCCGATGAATGCTGGTGCTGCATATGAAGCCATTGCAGATTTTAAAGCCTTTGTGTCTGTTGCCGAAAATAGAAAAGGGGTGAGTTCTTGGCGAGATGATATGCAAGCTCTATTGGGCGTTGAGATGGCAGTAAAGCCCCACCTTTTTGGGAGGAGAGGAGAAATCGACGACCTTGCGACCACGCTGTATCAACTTGCGTTGTCGGGGGCAAGCGGATCGACGTTAGACACAAAGACCATCTTGGATGAAGCAATTAAAATTGTTGATGACAGAACTACGTTTGTTGGTGGAACGGTATTTGATGTTGGAGACGTGCCGCTGACGCAGGCCACATCTATTATCCCGCAGTTTAAAGCCGTGTTCGGAGAGAAAAGAAGTAGCTCTATTGCCGCCGCAATGACTAGGGGTCAATACCCTGACAGCTTTACTCAAAAAGAACAAATGCAGATCGCTGAAAGAATTCAGCCAAACCTTGGCGATATCATTTTCAAACCAGCGGCAGGCGGAAGGCTATGGCATGCTTATAGGAGTGTCGGTGGGATGGCGTTTCCGATCACCCCTAGACCTCTTACGTTTAAAGAGTGGCAGTCCTTTAAATTTGATGTTGCTGATCTACAAGTACTAGGCAGTAGCAGCAGTATGGCCGGATGGCAAGAAGGCATGGTTGATCCGAGGATCTCGCTGATGCAATCTGTTGAGTTCCTAAATCAGCAGGGAGAACCTCAAAAGGCCGCTATTCTTGAACAACAGTTCCCAACTCCCCGCAAACCCGGCGACATGACCCCAAGACCTTAGGAATCTTAAATGGTTTATTACCCTCCAAATTACCAACCTGAAGAGCCTAAGCCTGAACCTGAGATGACGGCGGAGCAGATAAACCTGCTTCCGGCAACCTCGTTTATTGATGTTGACCTTTCTACCTTTGATTCTCAAAGAGAGCTAGATCGAGTCTGGACCCCGGAGTCAAACGTCCGAGATCTCGGTTTCTTTGGGAAACTTGGACAAGCATTTAAATACGACACGGTAATTGGTGAGGGAATTCGGGACTACATGATGAGTCCTGATTTTGTTACCGATAAAGAGTTTGTAGCCACTCCTGAGGTAATGGAGCAAGCAGCCTATGGTCTGGATGAGGAGACTAAGCAACGGATTGCCGACATCGCCGTGTCTTATGCTCACCTACTGCATGAAGCAGATGATGCTAGAAGGATGCAGAAGTATCGAGAAGAGCTGTTCAAAGGAGGCATTCTCGACAAAGCTGGCGGCGTCCTTGCCATGATTGTTGGATCTGGCTCTGAAGCGGTAGCTTTAACTGCTTTAGCCTCAGCCGTTGGATTTTTTGCTGGCGGTCCTGTTGGATCAGGTGCTGCCGCTGTAAGCACCACAGGCATGAAAGTAAAAAGACTTAAGACTACTCTTAGCGCAATCGGAATGGGGTGGTCTTATGGAAGAAAAGCAAGAGGAGCGGCGAAAGCTGCTACAACCGCTCTAGCTATTGATGTTCCTCTTGAGATGGCTAGGTATGGCATGGACAAGACTCTCAGGCCCCGAGATGTCTTCTTTGCCTTGGCAGCCTCAGGATCGCTATCGGCGGGTCTAGGTGCGTGGAAGCCTGACATGTTCTTGCGGCAGTTTGATGACGCAGTACGCCAAGCGATTACTGAAGAGTCTATTGAGTTCTTGGAGGCTACTGGACGCACAGATATGGCAGCGTTCCTGAAGCTGAAGCCCCGTGAGGCTAATTTAGTTGATCCAAGAGCGTTGGACAAGGTTACTGAGAGAACTCAGGAGCTTAGGAGACTGGAACAATCTAGAGACGCTCTTGAAGCTGCTCCGGGCCAGTACGGGTTGCCCGGTCGAGTGGTAGGCGTCGAACAACAAGACATGGGTAGATGGACTGACGAGCTTACCAAGGTAAATAAAAGAATCGAAAGAGCAGAAGAGTCTCTTCAACAGGCGGTTCACCAATCGACTCCTGTGCGAGAACTTAGTCAGAGGGCTTTGGAATCTGAAGCCCGCAGGTTGGGCGTTCAGTTTGCCAAGTCAGATACCTTTGCATTGGGAGCTTCGCCTTCTAAGAACAGAGCCAGACTTCGGCAGCAGGTTGAAGAAGCTCGACAACGGTCTGTCGAAGGTGAGATGGCCCGCAAGCAAGGCATCAGGAATGTCGAAGGCATTGAAGACACCGCAATTCTCCGCACAATGGCTGAAGACCTTGGAGTAACTGTAACTCCCGGCATGAGGAATTCAGTTAAGAAGTTGAAAGAAGCGATTGTTGACGCAGGCGTAGCAGGCACTAAAAAGAAATCTATTACCAAGATTAAGAAGTTCACGACCTCAGGAAAGAACGTCCTTCGGAAGGTATCTGCAAGAGGAACCAAGTTGAACTTTGATTCAGCTCTTAGCCATGCGTTATACCGCGTAGCTGGTAGAGACTTCAAAGGCCGAGAAGACTTGATTAATGCCCTCAGGGAATATGGAATTGATAATCCTGAAGAACTTGGCAAAGCCCTTAGGCAGGCTGTAGACGGCAAAGTCAAGGGATATAAGAGAAAGCCAAAGAGTGTTCGAGTAGATTCAGAGAAACTTCTGGGTCGGAAGATTGCCGGTAGAGAAGACGTAGCGTTCGATATGCGGCTAGATGTTGATATTCTTTCCGAATACGGTCTGGCTAGGCGTATTGAAGAAGGCTCCAAGATTGATGAGTCTCTTAAGGCTATCCGTAAAGCTGATAAGAAAGCTATGGATAAGAGCCTGAAGAAGACTGTTAAGCAGGCGATGCGGGAAGATCTCTCCCACCCAGTGACTGACGAGCCGGATTTGGCGATTGTCGTTGACGGCGTGGAAACAGGACGAGGACCTCATATCGACGGTGTTCGAGATGTGTCTGTAGAAGACTACAGAGCAATCACGGATGAGCTATATGAAGAAGGCGGTAGAACTGCTGAGAACGCTACAGGGGCCGAAAGGTCTGCTAGGCACGCTGAGGGAGCCAGTAAAGAAACTCCGTTTTGGTTGGGTGGACGAGTAACTCATTGGTTGAATGAACTACTCACGCCTGCTGCCATCAAACTGGCTAAACAGCCAGCTAAGTTGGTTCAAGACTTTGCCCACGCCTTCTTAGAGTTTTCCCGAGGAGGAGGTCGAAACGTCCACTCACTTGTTAAAGACAATGTGCAAAGGAATATGATTCAACTTAGCACAGATCTAACTGCTGCCCGGCGGGAAGCCGCTAAACACGGTTTTAAATTTGACGAGCAATCAGTGGTTCGAGCATATACAAACCCACAACGGTCTGGGCTTAGTCGAGCAGAGCAGCTAGGAGTTGAGGCTCTAGAGAAGTTTCACAAAACTATGGAAGCCTATGCGACTAAGCACGGACTCCTAAAGAACCCGCTGCCAGACTCTGGACACTATTTTCACCGAGTCTGGTCGCCAACTTCTTTTACTAGGCATAACAACGACGACATGATCGAGTTCTTTACAGAAGCTATCCTTTCAGGGCAGCGGAAGTTTAGAACGGACGGCGTTGAACGGTTTTCTCTTAATGAGTCTGGAGCGAGAGCCGCAGCTAAACGTATTGTCCAATATGGCACTGATCCGCAGGCTTATGTAAGTCATAAAAGAAGTAGACAGTTTCTTGGCGAAGTCCGAGAAGACTTGGAAAAAGAAATTAGTGACGGCAATCTTGAATTAAATGACGACGAAATCGAAGCCATCCTTGACTGCATTACATCTAAGGTAGGTAGTGAACCTCATCAGGGATTTGCTAAACATAGAATCTTGTTGGACGAAAACTATGTAGGAACATCCGGTGCTATGAAGGGTGTCCACATTGATGAGTTTATGAACCGAGACATCGAGGGACTCTGCGCTCAATACTGCCATAGATTGGTAGGAGCGGTCGAAACCCGCAAGGGAATGGAAGCCGTATTTGGCCGTCCAGACATTACGTTTGAAGAGGCTATTTCTAATCTGAAAGATGCGGCTAGAGAAGCGGACCCGAGCATCTCTGCTAAAGAACTTGATTTTATTGAAAATACAGCTCTAGCGACATTCCGAAGAGCCACCGGCCAACCCCTTTGGGAAGCCGGAGAAACTGCTGTTAGATGGGCTATGGCAATGCAAGCGTTTGCCCAAGGAACAATGGGACAAATGCTAGGCATTGCCCAGCTTGCTGAAGTTGCGTCCGTGTTGATGCGATCCAGCCTGACTGCCGCATCCCAGTCGTTTAATTTGAAAGCTATTCCTGAGACGTTCTTGATGGGCCTTAGGAAAGAAAAAGGACTCAGAGGATCTGATGGCCGTCTTACCGACAAAGTGGCCGCAGAGCTTGAGTCGTTCATGGCAGTTGGTGCTGACTACCACATTGGCGAACACCTGATGCGTCGTCTTGATGACATGGGATACGACAAGAATTTAAAGCAGAACCATATTGAGTACTTCCTTGAGAAGGGTCGAATGGTGTCTCTGCTGAATCCTCTTGCAATTATGCCAATGGATACGTTCCTGAGACGCTGGGCCACCAAAGCTCACTTCCAGAACTTTGTCAACGAAGCGTACAAACTGAAGGACGGCAAGCCTGCGCTAGTCGATACTTGGTGGCGTAAGAGTCGAACCCGTCTAAAACAGATGGGTCTTAATGATGCTGAACTTGATCGAGTTATTAAAGCTCTCCAAGACCCTGATGTTATCCAAGTAAAGAAAGGGCTTCTGGGTCCATACAAAGTAATGGACGTTGACTTTACTAAGGTCAAAGACCAACAAGCCTACGACATGCTGGCTATGGCAATCCGAAGAGGCGTAGACAGTACGGTTCAAAGGCAGGGAATGGGCGAGCTTCCTTTATGGATGAGTACAAGCCTCATAGGAAAGCTGCTGACTCAGTATCGAGTATTTGCTGTGGCTTCTAGAGCTAAACAACTTGCTGCTGGTATTTCTAGAGCAGACGCTTCTGAAGCTGTGAATGTTATTGGATCAGCAGGTCTTGGATACTTAGGATTCCAGTTGCTGACTTACGGACGGGCGTTGACAAAACCAGAAAATGAAAGAGAAGCGTACCTCTTAGAAAACTCTGGATGGGAGATCGCATTAAAATCAGGATTTATGAGGTCTAGCTACTCAACTATTTTGCCAATGTTGGTAGATCCCGCTGCTAAAATAATGGGATTTGATCCGGTGTTTACCTCAAACATGAGAACAACCGGGTTAGGCATTAACGTCGTAGAGGGTGCTGTTCCGTGGGGCATGATTAAGAAAGTTGAGACAGCTTTAGAGGCTCTTGGAGACTCCCCTTACACCAAACGTGACGCTAAAGATCTAATGAGAATCTTGTGGTTCTTGAAGATCCCCGGTGTCGATCAAACGGTCAATCAAATGATCAACCGTAGCAACTTAGCCGAATCTGAAAGAATCAGGAGATAGAAATGGCAGATAGCTATACAGACTTCGGAGTAGCCGATGATCTGACATCAGACCAAATTGCCGGAACATTTGACAACCTTGTGTTGGATTATGTGTCTACGGCAGATTTTTATGTAACAGTAACCAACGGAGAAACCAAAACTACTGTTGCTGCTTCAGATATAACAGTGACTACCGACCCAGCCCTTAAGGTTGTCATATCTAACCCATCAACAACCTACGGGATTGTTGCCTCTAGTTTGATCCGCATTGGACGCTCTACCGGAGTCTCTTCACCCGAGCGAGTGTTTTCAGATGGATCGGTTCTAAAAGCCAGCGATTTAAATACATCATTTAAACAGGTGCTGTTTGGCATCCAAGAGCAGATTGATGGCGGTCTGGGGTCTATTCCAACAGATACCGATGGAAAGTTGGACGCCGGTGGTAAGGTCATCAAGAACGTAGGGGCAACAACGAACGCTAATGATGCCGCAACTAAAGACTATGTTGATAATTTGGTTGTTGTTGGTGGTGGAATTCCTCAAAACTGGAGTTTCAACCTAAACGATGGGGGTTGGACTACCAGCGGCAACGACCTAACTAGGACTTTGACTGATCCGGTTCCTACATCTGCTAACGATAACTTGTATCTAGTTGAAGTTGGAGGGGTCCTTCAAGATCCCGATGATGCTTACAGCGTTACTGAGTCTAGTGGAACCTACACTCTTATGTTAGTCAATGCTCAATCAGAACTGGGCAGCAATGTCACTGTGAACCTCAGGAACTGGGGAGTGACGCGGAACGAACTTCTGATTCCCTTTAAACAGGAAACCGATGACGCTGATTCGCACGCTCTTAAGGTTAAGAACAGAAGTTCCGCTGCTTTGGGTGACCTTGTGCATCTTCTGGATCATGATGACACCACCATAGGTAAGATTACCGAAGCGGGTAAGTTGGAAATCCCTGAAGTCTCTAGTGTGACTGGTGACTTGAAAGTTACCAGCAGTGTTGCTGTAAGAAACTCAGATGATTCTGCTGATGTCTTTAAAGTAGATAAAGATACAGGGAATACGACGGTAAGCGGGGCTTCTGCTTTCACTGGGACCGCAACATTCAGCGGGGTATTGAATGCTGTAGGAGGTCTCCAGAAGAACGGTCAGACCTTTATAAGTCTTAAATCCATCGTAGGCATGACCGGCGGAATGGGGGAAGACACTTGGGGGACCGTTCCCGGAAATGAATATAGATACATTGGAAACTCTCTTAAGTTTGTGAAAGACACCACAAACTATGTGGAAGGCGACCGCATTCTGCTGTTTTGCAGCATCCCTGTGCGGCTTGAAGCTGAGTGGGTTAGTCTGGCAATTATTAAAGACGATACTGTTGATGAAGGCAGCCGACATAATGGGGATGTCTATAACAAAGCTGCCGCAAACAACCTGTTTAACACCGATCCAACCAGAATTATTTGGCCGAAATCTAGTGTAGACTTCTGGTATAACCATGAGGATGGCACTGAGGATGGGTTCCCTGTTATAACAACATACGGAAACTACGGAAGTGTTTTCAATCCCTTCACTGTTGTGTACACACTTGATGCTGATGATGCTGCGAAAGATCAGTTGACATTCGATATTGTTCTTTTTGGGGGAGCCTTGGGTGGCGGCACTTCTGAGATCGAATATCGAGGGGATTATGGGTCAACCTTCATCGGATTCCTTCTGGGCTAGATTTTCAACAAGGAGAAATTAAATGGTAACTAAACTAAACTCACTGATCTCTACGGGATTGGTTAAGACATCGGAAAAAGCAGACCCAACAGCCTCAATAACCAGTAGTTCAAACTCTGGAAAGGTGTTGTCCTTAACAGCAGAAGGCGCAATTCCGGCGGCTTATGTGACTGACCTGAACACTGTGGGATTAAAAGGTCAATCAGCAGATCCATCAAACCCTTCAGACATGAATGCGGTTATATGGATGAGTGATGGAACAGGGGCGGGGGATGCGGGAGACTTGATGGTCAAGTTGACAGGTCCCGGCGCAGCAGCCACAGCTGAGTTTGCTTTCTCAGATAAACCAAATGAGGAAGAGCGCATCACAATTATTGACAGTGATGGAACTTCAGTCACATTTGAAATTGACAATGAAAACAATGGGGCTGCACCTGCCAAAGCAACCTTTACTTTTTCAGACAAACCAAATGAAGGATCTACAATCACATTGGTGGACAGCGACGGTACGTCAGTTACATTTGAAATTGATAACGAAAACAACGGAGTAGCTTCGCCAAATATCGCTGTTAATGGAATTGCCGCAGCTGGTGGAGGAGCCACAGGAACTGCCGCAGACCTTGTCGCAAAAATCAACGCTCAGTCTTCCTTGGATATCGTTGCGACTAACCCCGGAACAGGTCAGGTTCTTTTGAAACAAGGAACCACAGGAACTGGCGGCAACACAACGATTACTTTGAATAACGCCACGCATTGGAACACCTGCACCAGTGTCAATGTGCCTTCCGCCTTTACCTATGGGGCAACTGTGGTTCTTCTAAATGGTATTGCAGGAGCAGGTGGTGGCGGTGCGGGAACCTGTGCGGATTTGATTGCCAAGATCAATGCACAATCGGCGTTGGATATTGTTGCATCTAACCCCGGAGGAAATCAAGTTCTTCTGACGCAAGGCACAGGAGGGACGGCAGGTAATACCGCTATTACGGTTTCCAGTAGAACGAACTGGGATGCCTCATGCAGCGTCAACGTCCCTACTGCGTTCACAAGCGGTGCTGTGGGAACGACAAAGACAGCAACGCTTGTTGATTGGTCTGGCGTTTGATGCCAAAGGGGGGTAATGAAATGGATAAAGAAATCTTGATCGCACTAGGGCGACTGGAGGGCAAGGTGGACGCCTTGATGACCCGACAGGCTGTTCACGATGAAGAACTAGCGATGCACGACAAACGCCTCAGAGATCTAGAGCAGTCCAAGGCTTGGATGCTAGGGGCCGCAGCCGTTCTAGGGGCTATGGGAGCGTTTGTTGTAAACGTCATTGGAGGTAAGTATGGCGGATAAGATTCTGCAAGATTTGTTTAATGCGGTAGCTGACGACCTACTTCGCAAAATCCAAAGCGGTGATGCAACTGCTGCGGAACTGAGCGTGGCTAGGGCGTTCCTTAAAGACAACGGCATTGATGCAACCCCCGGACAGAGCGAGCCTCTGAAGAATCTGGTGGACTCCTTGCCGTTTGATGTAGATGCTGCATGATTCCAGAAGCAATTAAAGACTTCAGGAACTTCCTATATCTGGCTTGGGACCACCTTGGTCTGCCAGATCCTACTCCTATTCAATATGACATTGCAGAGTTCCTACAGAACGGCCCGAAACGTAGAGTGATTCAGGCGTTCCGTGGGGTCGGCAAGTCTTGGATCACCAGTGCCTATGTGTGCCACCAGCTTCTACTGGACCCCAGTAAGAATATCTTGGTGGTATCTGCTTCTAAACAGCGTTCAGACGACTTTAGCACCTTTACCCTGCGTCTTATCTCTGAGATGCCAATGCTGAACCACCTGATACCTAATGAGAACCAGAGGAACAGTAAGATCGCCTTTGATGTAGGCCCTGCTCCGGCCTCACATGCTCCTTCGGTGGTCTCAAAGGGCATCACTAGCCAGATCACGGGGTCCCGAGCCGATCTTATTGTGGCAGATGACATCGAAAGTTTGAATAATTCAGCTACCCAGACCATGAGGGACAAGCTGAGTGAGGCCATCAAGGAATTTGATGCAGTCCTGAAGCCTGATGGGAACATCGTGGTGCTGGGGACTCCTCAAACGGAATCCAGCTTGTATTCGGTTCTCCCAGAACGTGGGTTTATCCCCCGAATCTGGCCTTCGAGATACCCCACCGCTTCCCAAAGAAAGGGATATGGCGACTGGTTGGCTCCAAAGATCACTGAAGAGATCGAACAAGACCCAGATATCGTTTCCCAGCCTACTGATCCAAAGAGATTTGACTCTGAAGACCTGATGGAGCGTGAAGCGTCCTATGGACGAACCGGATTTGCTCTCCAGTTCATGCTGGATGCCAGCCTGAGCGACATGGACAGGTATCCTTTGAAGCTGTCGGATCTGGTGGTCATGTCACTGAATCCTCGTCAGGGGCCGCAGAAGCCCGTCTGGGCGGCTTCAGCTGACAACATGATCAACGACCTGCCTAATGTAGGACTGCCGGGAGATCGCTTCTACGGGCCTCTGACGTTAGGTGGGGAACCGTGGGCTGATTACACCGGATCTGTGATGAGTATCGACCCCTCAGGACGAGGACAGGACGAAACGGCCTATGCCGTGGTCAAGATGCTTAATGGATTCTTATTTGTTACAGATGCGGGAGGGCTGCCCGGAGGGTACTCCGAGGACACCCTGAAGCGGCTGTCAATGATTGCCAAGGAGCAAGAGGTCAACCTGATCCGGGTGGAGGCTAACTTCGGAGACGGTATGTTCACCCAGCTTCTGAAGCCCATCCTCAGCAAGATCCACAGGGTGTCGATTGAAGAGGTCAAGCACAGCATCCAGAAGGAACGCAGGATCATAGACACCTTGGAGCCTCCTATTTCAAGCCACAGGCTGGTTATAGATCGCAAGGTAATTGAGAAAGATTACGACAGCACCCGGAGCTTGCCCCCAGAGAAGGCCCTGAGATACCAGTTGATCTACCAGATGAGCCGCCTGACCCGCCAGAAGGGGTCTCTGGCCCATGATGACCGCCTAGATGCCCTGTCGATGGCTGTGGCTTACTGGGTGGAGCAGATGGCTCAGGACGCAGACAAGGCCATATCCAACAGGAAAGAGGAAAAACTGCGGGCTGAACTGGAGAAATTCATGGAAGGAGCCGTGGGACGTAAACCAAGGCCCATGAACTGGTTCTGAAGACCCAGCTATTAGGGTGACTAAGTGGGTAACGAAGCGTTACTCGGGGCCGATAGTCTCAGAGGGACTCAGGTAAAGACCAAATCCTTCTGTAGGTTCCCCCTGTTCTCCCAAACTCTTGGGGGGGTAGGGGGGGCCTCCAGAACTCGAAGGATCTTGGTAAAGCCCTATTGGGGCTATATTTAGGGTCTATAGAGTCTATAGAGATGGTTCTTTTATTCTTAACAGAAAGAAACACAGATGAGCAGAGAGAATCCGAATGAGAATTGCTGTGGTGATCCGCAGGATTGTTCAGACTATGAAAAAGGGACCTGTCCAGAGATCAAGAAAGATTGATGACTGGACCCTGAAGCCTTGGGCAGACAGACCTAAGGATGACAAGAACGAATTGGAATGGAGAGATTGAATGCCTAACAAGCCTACATCTAGCCGGGATTATGCCAAGGAATATAAAGACTTCCACGGTAAGCCTGAAGAGATCAAACGCAGATCTATGCGTAACAAGGCTAGACGTAAGAAGGGCTTAAAGAAGGGCGATCCTAGAGAAGTAGACCATAAGCGTCCCTTGAGTAAGGGAGGCACTAACAGTGTGAACAACTTGAAGATCAAGAGTAGATCATCAAACAGAAAAAAAGGGGCTAGAGATGCCTAGAGGTGGCGGTGGTCAGGGACAAAACCTTAATCCCAGCAGTAACCCGACTGCACATGAAGTTCGTGGGAAACGAAACCCATCAAAGGGACCCGGAGTTACTTGGGATCCACGGATGCCTAGGAAGACTGGGCGACGTTCAAATCCTGATGGAAAAGATCTTTATGGTCGGCTGAGTTTGGCTTCCCTGATGATCCTTAAAGGTTCCTAGTGTTTCATGGCATATCCAAAGATCATTGTTAACTGGATTGATATTGCCAGTCATGATGGGGCTTGGATGGATCTAGAGGAAGCAGAGCAGTTTAAACCTATTGCAGTTGAAACCTGTGGCTGGATGATTAAAGAGACCCCCGAATATGTTGTCATTGCTTCTACTGTGTCTTTTGAAAAAGATAACAAGGTAACAGGCAGTATTAACGCCATCCCTAGAGGGTGCATTGTTTGTATAAATAACCTTGAAGCTCCCTTCTGATTACATGTTGTGTAAGAACTGTGGAATGCTGAAGGAAGAAGATGCTGTTTCTTGTTGTCATTGTGAGCCTAATTTAAATGGCAAAGATAATTGTCCGAAGAACCTCGAAGAACCGTGCCAAACTGATCCAAAGAACGATTAAGTGGTGCGTGGATCTCTGGGGTCTTTGGACAGTTCTAGAGATCCGGGTCGGTATACAGCATGTTGAAGAGTGCTATGGGACCTGTGATCGAAACGAAGAGCATTGCTACAGGATTACGGTGGATCCTTGGATGTCCCCTGAGGACCTTGTGTCTACCTTGATCCATGAGATGGTCCATGTGCGGCAGTGGGAAACCTCTAACTGGGTTGATGACGGTGAAGAGGAAGCCGAGAGGATCTGCGGAGTGCTTTCAGATATCTTCTGGTCAGAGTATTTAGAAGAAAAAATCTGAGAGCCTAAGAAAGA